GCTATAAAATCTCCTGCTATGGCACCTAAAAAGCAATCATTTGAGCAGGGAACATCTAACCTTGGTAGTAAGGTAGGATTCACTGATTTAAATCTTGGTATGGCATCAAAATCTAGTAGTGGTGCTGATGCTATGGCACAACCATTAATGGATGCAATGTCACTACCTATGATGGTTGCTGGTGGTACAATACTATCATCTGTCACTAACTTGATGAATCAACTGGGACCAGAGAGTGATTCTTTTGCTGGAGAAATTGCCAAGGTAGCAAGACCTATTGCTGATGTATTTGGGTTGCCTAATAGTCTTGCTAATAAAGTAACTGGACAAAAGAGTAGTAAGGGTGATTCTGATAGTATAGATCGAGATAGGAAGAAAAGTAAGAAAAAAGGATTCTTTGGTAGATTTGTGGACATGCTGAAAGGCATTAACGGTAACGGAGGAAGTAACAATACCACCACTACAAATCTCACTGCGGACCCAAACTTCACTGGTTCTGAAAACTCCGAGAAAGCGATGAATTATTTTATATCGCAAGGTTTAACTAAAGAACAAGCTGCTGGTATTTCTGGAAATCTTCAGCAAGAGTCTACATTCAATCCAAGAGCTGATAATACTGGAACTGGTGAAGATTCTACTGAAGGCCACTTTGGTATCGCACAGTGGGATAAAAAGATCCGCTGGCCAAAAGTGAAAAAATGGATGTTGGAGCATAATCTTGATCCATATAGTATAGAAGGACAACTCCAAGCACTTAAGTGGGAGGCTGGTGAAAGAGGAGATTGGGAGAAACTAAAACAAGAAACTACTGCTAAAGGAGCAGCTCAAAGTTTTCTAAAAAACTTTGAAAGATCTGGAGAAAAAGCTGGAGAAGCTGGTTTTGAAGCAAGAATGCAAAATGCAGTAAACTTTGCATCTAAAGATTACACCCCATCAACAACTCCCGCCAAAACAACGACAACTCCAGAAGCAGCCACTGGTGCCGATACATCATCAACACCAACAGAAAAACCACAACCAGATTCTGCACAAAAAATTACCGAGAACTTTGGACTAAAACCTGACCAAAAGTTTTACTTTACGCATAAGAAAAATGGGGTAGATCTACGGTATGAAGCATACAAAACAACAAATGGGTTTGCCATATATAAGCATGGTGGTCGAATAGGTTCTATGCTAGTGGACACCAGTGATGGAAAGAATGATGATGTGGTTGCATCTCTTATTAAAGCGGGTAAAGCACGAACAGCAATTAGTTCTCCTACTTCACCAGCACAACCTGCCCAGACACAAGCAGCACTACAGAAACCAGAGACTAGTTCATCATCAAATGAACCTGCAGTTACTGTGGTATCACCGCAAGCAGCAGGACGAACCGCAGGTACTGATAAACCTACAACACCAGAACAAACTGTTGTTAGACCGGGAGAACCTAATGCATTATCAGGAACTATGTATCCATCACCAGTAGGATTAGATTAATATGGCAAACGAAGATTTACAATACGCTTCTAGTTTTAAACCAAAGAAAGTAACTATTACTTCTGTCAGTGGTGATGAGAAAGTCATCACTGATTTGGTGCAGAACTTTTATTACTTTGAGAATATCACAATGCCTACTCTTGAGGCTATTGCTGTTATTTCTGACTCTGGTGGAAACCTGATTGCAAGTCTTCCTATTCAGGGGTATGAAGATATTGAGATTGTTCTTGAAGGACAAGATGAAGAAGATATTGTATATAACTTTAAGGTGTTTCGAGTCTTTGATAGATTCAGTGCTGATAGAGTACAAGTATACAAACTTGGTATGATATCCAAAGAGGCATTGATTAATGAGACAATCAGATTACCTAAACTATTGACAGGTAAACCTGATGCTATTGTTAGTAGTTTGTTGAAAGAAAACTTATCTACCGAAAAAGAAATTAAGACAGATCCGACACTATTTAAAGTTAGATTTCATCCAGGAAAGAAGACTCCTTTTTCAATCATCAACGGACTGTTACAAAAAACGGTAGCACAAGATGCAAATAATAGTAGTACTGCATCAAGCGGTGGTGGTGCTGGTGGTGGAACGGATGGACAAGGTGGTGTTGCTGACATCGACTCTGGTTCATATGGTAAGATGAGTGGCAGCGCCGGATACTTATTCTATGAGAACTATGATGGGTATAATTTTAACTCTATTGATAGATTAAACTCTCTTGAGAAAAATCCTCCAGTTATACAACTCTATCAAGAGAATGATGAACTTGGACAATCTAAATTAAATAAGATTTTATCTATTGATTTTAAACAAGAGATTGATATGCTCACCAAGTTGAGAATGGGAACATTTTCTTCTGTGGTGTGTTTCTATAACTACAGCACAGGTTCTTATGAAGAGTTTGCATTTTCATTAAAAGATTCATTTAAAGACCAGAGTCATCTTGGTTCTCAATCTGGGATGTTGAAAGGTCAATCCGATTTAGCATCTAAACCAACAAGAATCATGTCAGCATTGATTGATCACGAGACTTGGTTTGATGAAAAAGAAATAGCATCTCCCGAAGACAAAGATGGTGGTAGTAATGCTGCCGAGTTTCCTGACTGGCAGAAGAGTTATGTTTCCCAGTCTATTTCTCGGATGAATAGTATTAATAATCAAGAAGCAAAAGTTACTATTCCATTACATCCTGAACTCAAGGTAGGACAAACAGTTGAGATTTTTATTCCTAATATGATTGCCACACCTGATAGAAAAGAAGAACCATATGATCCAGAACATAGTGGCGTGTATCTGATTTCTAAACTGAATCACGCTTATGATTTCAAGAATATTAAAGGTAATACTCATCTCACTTTGATTCGTGATTCTTATGGTCGAAGAGATGAAGATTCAAAGGCAGAAACTGCCTAATAAATAATAACGTAACTGCTGTTTGATATGGATCCCGTATTATCATCATTAATGCAGACTCACCAGGTTGGTGAAGATGGATTTCATTGGTGGATTGGTCAGGTTGAAACATCTAATACTGATGATCCAAAAGAGTCTGGAAGATATCGTGTTAGAATTATAGGACATAACCTAAAGGATGCTACTCCTACCAAGGAATTGCCTTGGGCGCAGGTAATGATGCCGGTTACGACACCATTTAGTGACGGTGGCGTTACGGGTGCGACCGTAGAACTACGTGCGGGTAACTGGGTAACGGGATTTTTCCTTGATAATGATAAGCAAAAACCAATCATTATGGGATCGATTGGTCACACTGCTGGTGCGACTGAAGTAAAAGTTGACGAACCACAAGACTCTGGTGAAGGTAAGGGATTAACTACCTATACAGATCCGAAAACTAAATCACAGACACATCGTTCACAAGACAGACAAAGTGGTGTAGACGAAGAAACTGGTGGTAATACAGATGGTGGTGAACCTGATGCTGGTCGTGCCGCTTCAGAGAATGGTGCTCCCGCTATCATCGCTGCATTGCGTGGTAAGCACAGTGAAGCAAACCCTATTGGAATGAAGACTTGTGTTACTCTTGCTAACCCTACTTGTGGTACAGAGAGTAACTTCGGAAAGCAACTGACTAACATCGTGGGTGATATGTTGGCAGCAAACCAGGCAGCTGGTGGTCAAATTGGAAGTTTTTATGTTAGTAAAATCAATGGATTCTTATATGATAAAGTAGAGATTGCTCGTTATCATATTGGTAGAGTTACTAGACTTGTAAGAAGTCTTGTCGGCAGGATTCAGTCAGAAATTATTAGAAATATTCGTCAAGGTATTGAATTTTTAGTTAAAGCAGCACTGGGTCTTAATGTACCAAAAGAGCAGAAAGAAAAAGTACCTGTAGATCCAAAAAAAGATTTTGATGAAGTTAAACCTGAAGGTAATATCTTAAAAAGAATCAAGAAAGTACTCGACAAAATCTTGCAAGCATTGGGTTGTGCTGTTGAAGATCTCATTGACAAGTTAGTGAAGTTCTTGACTGACTTGCTGTTTGATTTTATTATGGAGATTTTCTCTCCAGCAGCATGTGCTATCAAGAATTTGATTGATGGTATTCTCAATCAAATCCTGTCATTAATTGATGGATTGATAGCACAAGTTCTGGGACCTATACAACAAATTTTATCTCTTATTGGTGGTTCTGTTGACCTAGTATCATCAGCAATCCAAAAGGTAATGTCTTTCCTTGGCATCAACTGTAGTGGACCGAGTTCAAAGTGTGCTGAATCTACTAAAGAATGTAATGATTGTGGTACTGATGAAGAAGAAGAAGATTTTCTTGATAAGTTAATAGGTCAAATTGAAGCGGGTGATACTGGAGAGCGTTTGAATTGTCCGGAATCTTTAGATTATCTCGATGTAGAACCAACTAAAGTTATTTTTGTTGGTGGTATTCCTACATGGGATCCTCCAGAGATTCCTACCGGCGGTTCTAAACCACCAGGAAATGATTTCCCAGGACAAACAACTCCACCAAACTTCTTCCCTTCAACAGCAGACGATCCTGCAAATGATCCTAATATCATTCCGCAGTTTCCTAGAGGTGATGATGGCGAGGAATTCTTCCCTGGTGGGACCATACCAGTGCCAGAAGGCACTTTCCCTGATGATAATGACGGTAATAATCTAGTTGGTGATGATGTTGAACCTGACCTTCCAAGAGATGCTGGTGGCACCCCATATTACACAGTAGTAGCTGACCCAACACTTGTTACTGAAGGTGACACTATCACATATACTATTAGAACATCTAATGTACCAATTGGTACTATTCTTAAGTATAGGTTGTCTGGTGATACTATTGTTCCTGAATATATTGTTGGTGAGTCTTTAACTGGAGATTTTGTTATCAACGAAATTGAAACTGTTACTGAAGATGTCGTTGATGATGATGGCAATCTTGTGCCAGTAGAAATCCCTCTTGGTATTGGTGTTGCAACAGTACAACTTGCTGCAGATGATGTATTAACATCTCAATACCAAGATATGTTCTTTACTGTTATTGATGCGTCTGACGTAGATACTGATGCTGTTGCGAAAGTTACTATTACTTATGATGCATATGGATTGATTAATCCATTCTACAATCCAAACACAGTACCTACGGAGACTCTTACTGTAGTATCAGATAAAGAACTGTATTATGAAGGTGAAGATATTATTTACACTATCACGTCAGAAAATATCCCTGATGGTACGGTGTTAGAATATATTCTATATGGAGACATTTCTCCAGATGATCTCGTTCAAGATTCTACATCTGGTTCATTTGTTATCAGAGATAATGCTGCTAAAGTCACAGTTGGTATTGTTGAAGATATAGAAGAAGAATTTGATGAAAGAATATACTTCAAAGTAGTAGGTTACGATGCGTTCACTGATGCAACTATTGTAGGAACTGCTGTTGTTGATGATAGTACATCGACAGAAGAAGTCCGAGTTGAGTTAACAAAACCAACGGTAAATACTCCTATTACTGACGGCAGTGGTAGTATTGTTAGTATTCCTATTAAGGATACTGGTGATCCTTATTCAGAAGCACCAAAAGTTATTATCAGTTCTGGAAAAGGTTTTGGCGCAACTGCTATCGCATTATTAGATACTAGAGGATACGTATCAGAGATTAGAGTTACTAGAAAAGGACTTGGATATAAAGTAAACACTCCTGAATCTAATGGACTTCAATGCATTATTGATTCCTTCACTTTGATTGCTCCTGGTATCAGATATACCGAATCTCCGACCGTATACATAAATGGTGAGGAAGGAATTGCTCAAGCGATTATTGATTCGCGAGGATATATGATTAGTGTACAAATTCTCGACAGGACTATAAAATACACTGAAACACCCAAAGTAAAAATTATTGGTGGTGGTGGAAGTGGGGCAATTGCTCTACCAAACATGATATGTCTTGATCCTGATGATCTCGCAGAAAGAGGATCCGTTAAGATCGGAACCGGTAAATATATTGATTGCCCATAATGTCTACTAACGTACATCCTAGAACAGATACTGTTAAACCATCCCCTGGTGCCAAAAACCTTGGTGCAGAGGGTGGTGCTGCAGAACCCAAAAAAAGAAAGGATACTGCAGATACAGAACAATTTTGTTTAGCAAAACCAACAGTACATTGGGTTTCTAATGGTTGGACTTGTATGGATTGGGAGGGTGATGACAACACTCCTGGTGGATATACTGTTACCAACGGTCAGAGTGCTTTGTTCTTTGATGAAACCGGTAATATGGTGTTCACCACAGGACTTCCCCCTAATGCAGGTTGTGGCGGTAAACTGATATTCAGTAGTGCAGGAGAAATGCACAACACATCAGGAGCATACTCTATTCAAGCTAAAGGTCCAAAAGATAGTACCAGAAAGAGTGATGATAGTAAAAGAGGTGAATCTACTACAGAATCTCCTGCAGTTTCTGTTTATGCCGAGGGTAAAGTTGCTATTGAAGCACAAGGAGAATCTTGTGACTTAAAAGGTGATAACATTACAATCAATGCTCTTAAGACTCTAACACTCAAAGCAGGGGAAGCGGTTAATATCGAGGTCGGTGACGGCAACGGTAAAATGAGCATCTTCACGGGTGACTACAATCTTAATACGTCATTCAACAACAAAACTATTGGTAGTGCTGACTACACTGATGGTGCTGGTGAGAAGACAAATAATACTACACAACCTGGATCTGTCGAAGCTACTAATAGTGTTGGAACTATTAACCATTCTATTCTTGGCAACTATTATCTTGGTGTGGCGGGTCATTATAACCTTTCGGCACTCGCTAACATCAACCTTAAGTCAACTACAGGTGGTTTTGGTTTATTAACCACTGGCAGTCACTATGTTTTTGCTGGAGGAACAAAAACTGAAGAGATTCTTGGTGTTGTTCCTGCTATTGGCGACAAACCACCTGTTGTAGGTGCATGTTGGGACTTAAAACTAGGACCAGGAAAGCAATCGTTTGCTGTGAAGATGGCAAGCGGTGTTAATATTCTTTCTGCTCTTGGTGTTAACAAACTTATATTTGGTGGTGTAACTGATGTTACTATTGCTGGTACTCTTTCGGTAAAAGCGATTACAATTTTCTTGAATTGAATACATAAATACCGAAAAAAAATCGCCTGTAAAAAATAGTAAAAAAAGTCTTTCTAAATAACAGTGGTGGAACGAGTTTATTGATGCTATCTACACAATATAGATTACGACTAGAATTTATTTGTAAACGTATCGCAAATAATGATGATGTAAAACTAGATGATATGATTTGGGCACAAAAGATTGCTAAAGCAAATACATCTGCTAATGAGATGTTGAAAATGGCAAGACGCCAAGCAGCACAAGATATTGAGGAAGGTAGTACCGACGATTTTCTGAATAGGATGGGTTTAGGAGACCCCGATCCATCCAATCACAAGAAGGGGTTTACATCTGCTGATGATATGCTAGAATGGTTCCAGCAAGATAAACCTGATGATTGGAGACAACGTGACTAATGCCAAGTGAATTTGATTACGTTGAAGCACCTACAGAAGGTGAAGTTGATAAGTGGGGATTTACAATCAAACCCTCTATAAGCGATAATGAGTTAATACGCAGATGTTTGGGGAATGCTCCTTGCGGTTGCGACAAGAAGCAAGTTGAACGCTTGATTAAAGAATATCATGACTAAAAAACAATATAAACAACTGCTGCTAGATCATTTCACGGAGCAGTTGAATAAACTCACTGCAAAGGAACTGAAGGAACTTGCATCGAGGTATACATGAAAGATTATGTCTGTATCCCCACTTGGGACCCTATTTTTGAGATGATGCGCTATCATTGGGTACATAAGACAGAAAAGGATCCTGTTCAATACGTGAAAAATCTTAATCCAGAGCAAGAAGTCTTATGAGTAGTAAGATGTTATTCCTAGTTGACATTGGTAATGGTAGATGTGT